TATCTGCTATGCGGGCGATCAATGCATCACGGCTAAAGATTACTGCGAAGATATCTCGAGCATGCTTTCGGTACTCAAGGACGAGACCTACGAACTCAACTCCCGCCTTACCGCGGGGGCACAACCACCGGCAGAACTCAAACCACGCCACATCCGTTTTCTCAAGGTACTCAAGAAAAACAACGGCTGCACCGTCGCGCACATGGCAGGAACTTTGGGCGTCGGAATGGGGGCGGTTTATTCTTACGTGCATGACCTCAAGCAACTGGGGCACAAGGTAGCGGTACGCAAAAAGTGCTTGTACCTTCATGATCTAATCACTAATATCAACGCACCGGCTACTAGTACCGGCAACAACCAAGAGGCTTAATGCTATGAACTATAAAACAACTATCCAATTCACTCCCGAGCAGCTCGCAATGATCAAGGACGGCTTGCTTTCAATGACCCTATGGTACGACCGCGAGACCGGCAAAATCGAAGAGCACCGCGTCAACAAGGACACCATCGAGACCATGAAGGCACTCGCTCAGCACATCAAGAACATGCACGCGGTTACCCTCTCGGGTTCTGGCTTATGATGACTTGGGCGACAGTAATAACCCTCGCGATCATCTTTGAGCTGATCTGATAGAAACCCCAACCCCACAGCCCCGCATTATCGCGGGGTTTTTTGTGGGCGATACCCTGTAATACCAAAACGGGCGGAAATATAGGTAAGGTCTTGGGGGGAAAGGGAAAAGGGTTTTTCTGGCGTGTCACCAGTGGCTAGCCCTAGCGGGCGAAACAGTGCAAGTTTTCCGAAAAGTTTTGCCAAAAGGGTAAAACAACGTGGGCGTGACGGGCTAAGGGGGGAGACCGGCGGGGAAAACCGGCGGGCATATGAAAGGGGGGGTACTGCGGCGCCTCGGCTGCATCACCGATGGGAAGAAAAAAAGAGCCTAGTAAGGGCGGGGCAAGGGACACGCCACCCCCCCGTATATAGTGCTAGCAACCCCGATATATTTTTGTGGATTTTAGGTGATGTTCCACGCGGTGTTCCACGCGGGGGGAGTCTGTGGATAACTCCCGGCATTCCAACGGGGCTAACGGGGTGCCCCAATGGGGGATAACGGGGAAAGAGGTAGCCCACCGGGGACGAGAGGGGAATACATACGAGGTCAAGATATATGTATATGTATATCCCCGGGGGGCTTACACCCAGTCTAGTTACAGAACGTAAATCTGTCAATAGAATTAACCTAACGTAAGGTGTTTTTTATTTTATTTTTTCTATGAAACCCATTTCGGGGACGATCCTCCCCAATTTGGGGCTGACTTACTTGACAGATTAAGACACTTGTACTAATAATGTAGTCATTATCCCCGCGGTACGTTGGTGGAAGAGAGAATCGGACTACATTTAGCACGTGAATCAAAAGTCTCCGCACCCACATTGTACCCTCCGGGGCATTTTTTACCTTTAGGACGGTTATCCTATGAATTTATTGCCGCAAAAACCCAAACGGGAGCGAGAACTCAACGAGCAACAGATCAAGTTCCTCGATGCTCTCTTTGAAAACGGGGGAAACTACAGCAAAGCTTGTGAGATTGCGGGTTATTCAACCGGTTCTATCGGTCATTTGAAGACAACCCTCGCCGATGAGATCATCGATAGGTCAAAATCGATACTCGCAGCCGGTGCGATAAAAGCCGCAAATAAACTTGTGGATACGATAGATAGTCCCGAGATACAGCGTGGAGACAATATCCGCCTCCAAGCAGCAGAATCGTTGCTAAACCGGGTAGGTTTGGGGAAGAAGGAGACCGTCGAACACAACGTCACCGCAATGCACGGTGTTGTACTCCTCCCACCGAAAGCTGAAATGGTCATTGATGAGCAGTAAGAACCCCCTTCACGCTGAAGAAGTGTTTTTGGGGATGACTCCCGTCCACAACAACCTCTCAGAACTCTCGTCCCTCTACAAACCCCACCCTGTTGTGAGCAAAAAGGTGGCAGAATCCATCGAACGTAGTGGTTTGACATATCCGTTGATCATCGTCCACCGCGATACGTTGGGTAAGAAGCTCGCGTACTACAAAGAATACGGGTTTGTTGATAATCCCGAAGCACGATGGTTTACCTACACGGGTAATAACCGATATTACGCGATCAAAGAACTCGGTTACGAGAGTGTTGACTGCGTTGTGTGTCATGACTTGAAAAAACTCCCCGAGTGGGAAGAGAAAATGGTAGTCAACCCGCGGAATTTTAGATGACAGATAGCTCAGATGAACAACCTAAGCGAAAAAGAGGACGTCCTAAGAAGGACCCTAACGCGCCTAAGAGCCAGTATACTCTTTCGGCTAAGGAAAAGGCTCGACGAGCGACTCAAGCTAGTATTACACGTTCACGAAAAGATGCTGAACGGAAAATAGCGGCTGCGAAACGTCAAAAGAACCGTGCAAACCACCGGGAAAGAGCGGCGGGTAAGGTAGAGAAGGCGTTACAGGGTAAAGTTACCACTGTAATTGACGAAGGTGACTTAAATGCTCTACCTAAAGCGGTAAAAGACCTCGTAGGTGAGTCTGAAGTAGTATTTAAGCCGAATGAGGGTCCGCAACAGGAATTCTTATCGGCTCCAGAGCAGGATGTTCTCTACGGGGGTGCCGCAGGTGGTGGTAAATCCTTTGCATTGCTCGCGGACCCACTACGTTACTGCCACAATCCCAACCACCGCGGTCTTCTCCTCCGTCGTACTCTCGACGAACTGACCGAACTTATCTCGAAGTCTAAACAACTCTATACGAAAGCCTTCCCCGGGGCTAAATTCCGTGAGTCTAAGTCCACGTGGGTATTCCCATCGGGTGCAACCATCTGGTTCTCCTACCTCGATAAAGACAAAGACGTAACACGTTATCAGGGTCAGGCATTTAACTGGATTGCTATCGATGAAATTACCCAGTATCCAACCCCTTATGTATGGGAGTATCTCCGCTCCCGTTTGCGTACCACCGATCCCGAACTCTCAGCAAATCTCTCGATGCGCTGCACCGCCAACCCCGGCGGTGTCGGAGGATGGTGGGTTAAAAAAATGTACATCGATCAGGGAGAGCACGGAAAGCCATTTATCCCTAAGGACATGGACTCAGGAAAACCGTACGTATACCCAGAGCATCATGAGAAAGCAGGTCAAGCTCTATACTACCGTAAGTTTGTACCCGCTAAGTTAACTGACAACCCGTTCTTGATGAAGGACGGTCAGTACGAAGCGATGCTACTCTCATTACCGGAAGTAGAGCGTAAGCGACTGCTCGAAGGTGACTGGGATGTAGCGGAAGGTGCGGCATTCCCAGAGTACAGTAAGGCTGTACACACTGTTGAACCATTTGAAATTCCTACTAACTGGGTACGTATAAGAGCCGCAGACTATGGATACGCATCCCCATCATGTGTCTTATGGGCAGCTATCGATTGGGATAACAACATTTGGGTTTACCGAGAACTTTACGTAAAACACTTTACAGCAGAACAACTCGCCGCTAAAATAATAGAATTAGAAGAATACGATCCGGAACCGTACTATGCGGTTTTGGACTCGTCGTGTTGGAACCGAACGGGCTACGGTCCGTCTATAGCTGAGACTATGATTCGTATGGGTTGTCGTTGGACTCCGTCGGATCGTAATCGTATTGCAGGTAAAATGGAAGTTCACCGACGACTCGGGATCAACGAGTTTACAGGGGAACCAACCTTAAAGTTGTTCAATACTTGCACGAACATTAACAGACAACTAGCGGGCATTCCCCTCTCTAAAACCAACAGCGAAGACGTAGATACTAAAGCAGAAGACCACGCGTATGACGCGTTACGTTATATGCTGATGACCCGCACAAGTGGTCACGCAAATATTAACCATACTCTGCAAAATATTAAAGACCGTACGTTTCGCCCTGAAGATAGCACATTCGGATACTAAATGGCACTCACTGAAAAAGAATTTGCGACGAAGGCAGCTAAACTCGAACTAACGTTAGGTGAAGCTATCGATTTTGCAATGGCTCGTCCAAAATTAACGCCTACGCAGAAAAGCAACATTAAGGCGTTAGGAAGTTCATTGGGTGTGGGTAACGACTTATCTCCAGACATTCCGTTTCACGAGATGCAAGATGAGGTGAATTGGTCTCAGCTTGATAACTCTGTAAACAAGTCGGGTAACAACTACTACTATAACTTCCAGAACCTCGAAACGGTTCTTCATAAGAAGATGCGTGAACTCGGGGTTAAGAACGTAATGAAGCCCGGACCGGCGGAAGGCGTTCAAATCGAAGCGTACCCAACAGTTGCGGGTCAAAATAGTATATCTGGTGGTACTCAACGTACGGGTAATGTCGGTGAACAACCGATGCGTGGTTTGTTATCGTCAGAGGATATCTTCACGGTATACAACGAAGCGATTCCTGAAGTTGAAGCAAAGTACGGTAAAGCTGTATCGGATGCCTTGACGTACCACTTAATTACTTTCCACCGTCCTACGCAAATTGTAGGTAATACCGCAATTAAGTTATCTGACATCACGATACTAGATGATCAGATTATCGTTAAAGGTGCGAAAGCAGGACACAAAACTCGTCCTCAACATACTCTGCCTCGCAACTCTTCAGTGGGTCAGCTCATCGAGCGTAACTACCGCCGACAGTATGAGCAAGTTTTATTAGGTGAAGGTAAAAAAGGAAAGGTAGTTGATCCTTCGAGTCAAAACCTATTCCCTATTTCAAAAAACCTGTTCGATAAAGCGTTTAGAGAGAGCGTCTCACCCCGTTTAAAACCTTTCGAGGACGTGCTTCCAGTAAGTAATAAGACGGGCAAGGCTATTACTACTCCGAGTGCGGTTCGCTCATTCATGCCACGTATGTTGCGTGAAGAGAAGAAGTATCCTAAAGACCTCATCAAAGCGATGCAAGGTCACATAGCGTCAGACATCATCGACCGTAACTACATGGGTCAAAACCTACCGCCTGAAGAAGGTATTGGTTTGTTGATGAACGATATCGCGGAGAAGCGCGGTAGGATCGAAAAGTTTGAAACCGGTGCGATTGGCTCACAACAAATGGGTCTTACAGGTCCCGGTGCTGTACCGCTGAGTGAAGAGCAACAAGCTAAAATTGCAGAAGCAACAGCAGCGGAAGCTGAAGTACGTACTGTAGAAGCACAGTCTCAAGTACTCGAGAAACAAAAAGATCTTGTGGCTAAACGTCAAGAAACAGTTGCGTTTTGGAAGTCAGAAGAAGGGCAGAAGCTACTTCAAGAAGAAGCTGAACTCGAAGAACAAAAGAGACAAATTAAACAAGCAGAGAAAGCTAAGACTGCTCCGGCGGAAGAACCTGAGTTTAAAAAGTTCGAGTTCTCTGACGAAGAAGCAGATGATTTAGCGAAGGGCTTCAATGAAGCTTTCGGCGTTGAAGAAGAAGTCGTGGATATGGACGACCCCGACGCACCGAAGAAGGGAAAGCTATCAGTAGGTAAAGCTGCGTTAGGTACTTTACCCCTCGTAGGTTTGCCTATCTCTGCTATGGCGAAAGAGCAAGAATACGAAGAACTTGTTGAAGAAGGTGTTCCTGCTCCTATCGCGGGTGCATATAAAACCGGCGAGTTCATCTTAGAAGAGTTTACACCTTACGGTGTTATACCTATGGCTCAGCAAATGGGCGAACTTGTAGGTGATGTACAACCGGGTGAACAAGAAGACCCATACAGTTTTACTGATGCGGATGTAATGTTAATCGAAGAAGCAAAGGAAGCTCGCGAAAAAAGCGATATAGAAGGCTTCGGTCGATTCATGGAAGAAAATTTAATTCAACCTTAATTAAGGAGATAAAAGTGAAAGACATCATGAGTGCAGATACATACGGTATCGACTATAACTGCGGCGAAAACAACTTAGTTCGCGAAGGCAAAGACTTCGACACTAAGGCTCGCACTGATGTTCTAGTTCAAGACGCAGCCAAGAACGGTAAAGGCAACAAGCCTACTGATACCGGTATTTTTGGTATGGCTGATGACATGAGCATGTACAACGATTCAGGTAAGTAAAAATGAAGGACGGTTTCCTCGATAAACCAGACGACGGTCAGGTTACCGTCCAAGATGCCGAAGAGCAGATGCCCGGTCTGGCAGGGCACATTCGGCAGCGTTTTGAAGACTCTGAAAATGGTCGCCGTGCGATGGAGCAACGGTGGCTGAAGGCGTATAAGAACTTCCGCGGTATGTACGAGAACTACCGTGAAAGTGAACGCTCTAAGGTCTTCATTAAGATTACGAAAACTAAGGTTCTGTCTGCATACGGTCAGATCGTAGATATCCTATTCGCGAACAAGAAATTTCCGATTGTCGTGGAATCGACTCCT